ATCAGATACTGCTTCGATCGCTCCGCAGAGCGCATCGTAGTAGGCTTCCAATCCTTCGTGGATAAGGTCACCTTCGGACTCATCAAAGACCGATACGGCGTACTCTTCCGGGGACTGCTCAGGCATTGGAGACATAACCATCTCTTCTTCCATATCCATCATAGGCTCCATGCCGTAATACTCCTTTAGGCTTTTGACGCTGTTACGATATTCGGCTGGTGTCGGTGTAATGCTTGCTTCAGCGATAGGCCACCGGGTAATCTCAGCGGCACCGCCCATGCTCTTACGCTCTACCAGATGACCAGCAGCACCGGATGAAAAGCCCATCTTGCCTTGCTTGCAAAGCTTCGCGATCATCGAGCCGTACTCATCGGCCATGTCTAGTTGGGCCTCATACCATAAGCCGGTATCGTCCATCTTGATGTAGCCTGTACCGATAGACTTCTTGCCTACCATGCTATCCATACCGTGGTGATAGTACACATTCAAAGGGACTCGCTGCCCTTTGGCAACCGGGAAACCGTAGTCGGTTGATGCGGTGAAGTAATCGCCCTCAAGGTCGGCGGTCTTGGTATCGCCAAAGCGAACCAGGTAGCCCTTGACGTAGCCAAGCCTGTCGCTCTTGATACCGTCTACGGAAGATGTCAGCAAGTCCATACACCCACTATCCCACATACCTATTGATCCATCTGTCGGTTAGCAATCTCACGTTCCCACTCCATTGCAGTGCGTGGGCGCCGTACCGTGATACCGAACTCCTTCAGCGGAATGATGCTGGTAGTTGGCCCCCAGTCGCGATTCTCCTTGACCCGTACAAAGTCAGAAAGCGGCTTGCCTTCCTTCCATAACCGGTAGCGACCTTCACCCATGATTTCTTCTATCTCGCTATCGTTGAGACCAGCAAGAATGCTTTCAGGCGTGGCTACCTCTGGGCGGGTATCCGGTATGGACGAATCGCCGGTTATCTCTGCCCAGCTAAGGGTCTCCGGTATCATCACGCACCGGCAGTTCGGGTGTGAAGGCATGATGGTATCGGTAGCTTGCAGGGTGCCGGATAGAGCCAAGCAAGCAAGGCATACCCGCGCATCTTGCGTAGCCTGTCGGCGGTATCCGGTCACTGCGCCATTCTCAGTGTATAGTTGCCGCTGGGCTTCACGGCTTGCGCGTATCATCTCAGTGCGGGCTATCGTCTCGGCTCTTTGCCGTCCGATGTCTGCCGCCTTGCGTACCCGCCGTGCTACCGTGCGTGGGCCTTCACCTAGGCTGATGCCTTGTACCAAAGCCATCTGCATGGAATCGGTGGTTACTTGGGGGATGGCATCGAATAAGACAGCCAAAGGGCTACCATCGCCTGCGAACCCGACAAAGGCCTGCAAGGCTTCGTCAGGTAGACTTGTCCATGAAGTACCAATGGTAACGCCTGCGGGCTTTTTACCCGCTGCCGCTTCCACAAGGCGCGGCGTTGCATCATTAGCAAGGATAGCGGCTTCAAGCTGCCCATCGGCTGTAATCACTGCCCCCTCAACACTAAACTTCTTTAGGTTCTTTCCGAGCTGCTCGATGTTATCTATGATCCGCTGTCGCATCCAGAGTATTGTCTCGGATGGCGGTTCCCCGTTTGCTTCACGCTCAGCAATCCTACCCTCCAGCGCTTCAAGCTCATCGATGCTCGCCTTGGTGGCGGCTTTGTATGCGCGTTGCATCCGGCTGATGGCTACGCCTTCACGCTCTAATAGGTCGTTCCGATACTTCTGGGATGCGGCATAAACCTTGCCTGTTCCGCTGTCTACTCGCTTGAGATTGCCTCCAGCGAATACCCGTAAAAAGGGTGAGACTTGTACACTACCCCCGGAGTGCATACGTGGTCACCATCAAGGCTCTTGCCATCACCCTGCATCTGGTCACGCTTGGATGTAGCCCAGCGGAATCCGGCATCGCCGCCCCATAAGTCCCAAGCAACCCTACCGGGTGAAGGGAAGCCATCTTCACCAGCGTTGAAGCCTTCGGCCTTCTTATCGACTTCATGCCGTGAAAAGAAAGAGTACATCCGGAGGATAGTATCCTCGCTCAGTTTCTCCCCATTGACAATCTGGTTAGCCCTTGCAAGGCCTACCCGCGTCCCGCCGTCGAAACCTTCAGCCTTCCAATCAAGCGCTCTTTGCGCTGCTGTCCGCATGGCTTCAGTTGGTCTGTACTTGACATCGTAGGAGCGCACTGCGGCACCTTCAAAGCCATTGCCGCTTTGTACCGGGATAGCCGTTGGGTGTAGCTGCCCTTCATCTTCCGGCACGGCTTCCAGCCCGGCTATTCGCTTGGCTTCAGCCCGATCAATGATGCCAGCCTTGTAGAGTTTCTCGGCTCTGACCGCTTCCGCTTGCATATCGTCGGCAAGCGCCCGCACGGTTTCAAGGTCGTACATTACGTAATCACCCTGCTGTGTCTCCGGATACTCTGGCAACAGGTCAGCGGTAATCGCATCCGCAAGGGTACGGAGCAAAGGCACCATGCCGTCTTCCCATGCCGCTTGCTGGGCGCGTTCGTAATTACTGTAGGTAGACCGCTCTAGGCCGCTTCCAAGCCCCAAGACCATCGGGTTGATGCCAAGCGCTGAACAGATACGCTCCTCCGGTACACGTCTCACGGAATCCAGAGCAAGCTCTGAAGGCGTTAGGCTAACTCTATCCATCTTGTAGGCACCGGTCATAACCACGATGCCGCCGGAACCGTCCCCGGTTAGGTCTTCGTGGAGTTGGCGCTTGACCTGCCGGGCATCGTCCATAGACATGTCAACGCTGGTCTCTTTGGCATCAGGCCCGACAATGAGGCTAGGCATAGCACCGTTTGCAAGCAAACCGTACGCGGTAGTGCTTGCCGTGTTATCAGTTGCTATCTCGCGCAGGACAGCGGTAAGCGGCGCACGGCCAATGCGGATGTCGCTAGGGTCACGACCGTACCGGATGTGAATGATGTCACTTACCGGGATGTCAAAAGACCGGCCGTCCGTGGTGTAGATGTAGTGGGTTAGCGGGTTTACGCCGTTGCCTACCGGTCTGACCATGTCCTGCGGCAGGAACTGCAAAGCGGTCACGGTGCCACGGGTAGAAGACCGAATCTTTCTTAGGTAAGTGTTGCCAAACAATTTGAAATCTTGAATGACCCAGCCCCAGAAAAGGCTACCCATAATCATCGGATCAGGCTGCGCCATCAGCTGCAATACCGGGTGGTCTTCTACCGGCTCTGCCTGCTGGCTGTCTACCGGTCGGTAGTAGCGCGGCGTGGCCTGTGGGTAGTTACGCACATACCAGTCAATGGCACTAGCAACGACACCATTCAGCCCAAGGTCACCGGCTACCCTTGCCCAGTCCTTAGTGCTTCCAGGGAGCGCCCGGCGTAGCAAGGTTTGCAGCTGACCAGAGCCGTAACCGGTTAGGTAGATGTCTCTAGATTGAGACAACGGCAGCGGTAGTGCCTGTGTCGGGTTGGCTGCGGCTTTACGGCCTAAGAAGCGGTCAAAGATACCCATGCTCCCAGTATCCCACAAAAAGAAAAAGCCCCCTTGCGGGGGCCTGCGTGTTTAGCGGTTGAAGTTATGCCATCTCTTATCTGGTGTCATCATCCAGCGTTGGTTGTTTTTTGTTTGAAAGGCTAGAAGCATTTCGTTTGTCCGCATGTCTTTGATTTTTGATTTCTCACCGTTGAGTTGTGCGTAGTCTGTAGCGTCTGCAAAGTCTTCGAAGTAGTAGCCGTAAGACTTACCATTTGTCATCCACTGAACCAAGTATCGTTTCATATCCGTATCTCCCATATCCCCTTGGATGTCAACAATATACACCTTTAGTATATATACTGCAAGGGTATAGGGATGTATATTTTAGACGGCACCCCAACTTCGCTTGGAACCGCATACCTGCCAAGCGTAGGCCAGAGCATCCACCACGTCATCATGCCGCCCAACTGGGAAGGATAGCAGCTCATCTTCAAAGTATGCCGGTAGCCCTTGGCAGTGCATAACCTGTGATTGCTCGTACCGGGCTTCCAGAGGCGCAAAGCGGGTCACTTTGTCACGGTCTGGCCGAATGCCCCGTATCGGCAGTTTCGTACGCCGTAGAAGCTCCTGCACAACAGCGGCTTGATATTGCACCTGCTCGATGCCGATCATACTAGGATTCCACTTAGCCGCCATAGCCTCAATGAAGCGTAGCACGGAAGCAAAGTCAGCCCTCGTGCGGTTGATGTCCCTAACGTAGATTGTGCCATCTTCACCACGGGATACAACAGCCACCCCGGTGTAGTCTGCTTCGCTCTTGGTGCTGATGGCAAGGTCAACGCCGATGTAGGTTGGTAGCCCTTCCGGGCAATCACCGTACCGTAGCCACTCCCGCTTGATACGCGCGCCCGCAGCATCCACGAACTCCGCTAAATACTCTTGCCTAAACGCGATACTCGGCAAGGATTCCCCAGCCTTGCCTACTTCCTCCGGATCAATCCACGGGTTAGCCGTGGTAGGCATCTGCCAAGACATCCAGTCGGCATCGGTAGCGGCCTGATTGTAGAGGGTTCGGAAGTAGTTACTACCCTTGGGCGTTGACAGAAAGAACGCATCCCCTTTGAAGTCTGTTAGAGTTGGGCGTATGGCTTCCGTCCAGGCTTGCTCTAGATGCCGTGCCATGGCTGCCTCATCAATGATGACCCGCTTGTACTTACGACCACGGGCAACCGTGCTTGGATCGTCTAAAGTCCAGTAATCGATGGCTGCCCCGGTTATAAGCTCGATGCGCGGTGCTGGGCTTTGTACCGCCCTGCGGATAACCGGAGCATAGATACGCTTATGATCGGCGTATGCCTCTTCTAGAAGCCGGTAGGTAGGAGCGAACCACGCGCAGGGCAAGCCGTCAATAAGCACCGGGTCACTGAGCAAGTTACCGCCCAGCGTGGTCTTACCGAAACGTCTCCCGCAAGCAAGCACGTTGTACCGCTTGGCTTCCCGCAGAATGACCTGCTGAGCTTCATGCGGCCTTGGTAACACCAGCCGGATATCAGGCAATCGGCTTATCCGAATACTCCACGATCACCTTGACCGGGCTACCGTCTGCGCCGGTCTGCTCTACCCGGCTACTCCAGTCGGCTTTGTGCTTGCGTTCAAGCCACCACGCCGCCGCTTGCCAAGTTGTATCAGCTGCTTTTTGAATGATAGCCACGTTACGTACCTCGGCATCTGCTTCTGCCTTTTTTATAGCGTCCGCAAATTCCGACTTGTCTCGCAACCAGTTTGCAAATGTATCTTCAGAGATTGCCGCATAAGAGCATGAAGCACGGCGTGTGTTTCCTGCCCTCAACGCTTGCGTGATACGGGTCACTGTTTCATCGTTGTACTTTGATGGTTTACCGGGCATTGCTATAACCTCCTATTTCTAACTCGTGTTCACGCTTTGCGACAACCGTAAACTCACCAAGGTAAGCGCCAAGCAGCTCTACGTCTGGCCGTATTAGGGGAGCTCGCTCCATGCTTGGTTCCCACGATCCTATTGACAGGTCTTGCCGTAGCCTTACCATCTTGCCGTTTCGTAGGTCATTGACTACGGACTTCAATAGCGTTATGCCAAGCGGGAATAGCTCACGCCTCCACAGCTCCTCCGGTGTATCGCCAGGCTTTACAAAAACGTGTTCTTGTGCAGCTAGTGGCCCACCGTCAGTTGTTTCCGATAGCCAGTAAACAGACCCACCTGTTACCTTATCGCCCATGGCTATCGTCCACTTGACTGCATCCCTACCACGGTGGTGCGGAAGTAGTGAAGGGTGGTAACCAATAGCACCAAGCCTTGACCTTAGCCGTGTCTTTTTACCAATGAAGTCGTGGGAGTGAGCGGCAACAATAAGGTCTGTGTTTGCCGGTAGTGTGAAGTGTGTTAGCGTTCCACTTGGCATCCATGCCACACCATCATTGATAGCGCAGTTCCGCAGTCTATCGTTGCGCCCGGTACGGTCGGAAACGTAAGGGCTAGATATGCCTATAACGTTGAAGCCTTCCGCCTTTAGCATATTGTACGTGGCGGCTCCAAATGCTTTCTGCCCGCACAGGAATATATTCACGATTTATCTCCGACATACCTAAAACCTTGCACGGCTCTAAAGTGTCCGCCGTAACCCGTACCAATGCCGCCGCTTTTCTTTATGGTTTTTGCAGATTTTTCTTTGTTGCCACCAAAAAGACTTGCAGAAACTTGTACCCACTTCTTATCTCTACGCAGTGCCGCAACTAATCCTGGGTGGCTTGTGTGAAACAATACAGACTTTACGCGGGAGCCAAAGCGCCCGTTACCTTCAGCTTCGTGGTTACAAACCCAGTTTAGAAACCTTAGCCCAACACCTGCCCCTTGCCACTCCGGCATAACAACCAGCCGCGATGCCCGTGAAGCGTTGCAGTCAAGCCGTGGCGCGGTTGCGATGTGGCAAACCTTCACGCCATCAACTACACCAACGTAGTAAGTAGCACATACCATCTTGGGCATCTTTAGATAGTGATGCGGCTCAAACGCTCCCCAGTAACTGGAGTCTGTTTTCCAAATTTGTAGTTCAAACTTTGGTCTGCGCCAAAGGCACCTCCCGGCGTATTCGCCTGTCGATGTGTCGAATACCCAATCAGGCTCGACCCAGTCAACAATATCGTAGTGGCAAGATAGCAGGACGCATTGCCCGCCGTTGCGCTTCCAACTTTTAGAGAATGCCGTTGCTCCAAACTTTGCAATCTGCCTATCTACAACAGATGTAAACTCATCGATTACAACCTGCTTGGGTTTCTCGGCTATTATCTTCGCAAGGTCTGCCCTGAACTTTTGACCGTTGCTAAGTACCTTGTATGGCCGCAACCATGTTGGTACGTCACCAAGCCCTACAGCCGCCAAGGAAGCGGTTACTTCGTTGAAGTCCCCGTCTGGTGCGATGTCATCCACAATCGGTTTGTCATCGCTCCAGCCGGTAGGCTCATAAAAGTTGCCGTCCGGAAATATCTTTTTCCCCATCGACGTTTTACCGGATCCGGAAGGGCCGACAATAAGGCCAATCTTCCAGTCCGTATCGTCAATAGGTAGGTCAGCAACCAAGTCAAAGTTACAACCCTTTTCGGCGTTGAATAAACTCTTGACTCGTGCTGCCCTATAGGTGTTGTAATCAGAA